CCGCGTCCAATATCCGCTGCGCCGGTATAGTCAGCGGGCTGGGCCAGCAGCCCCTGCTGATATGCGCCTCTAAATTGATCCACTAAACCACCCAATTCGTTTTTGGTTTCAAACTGCGATTGTGATTATAGCCTCTTGAGTAGCCTCCGGCAAGCGCACCTTGCTGCGCGAAGCTCAGGACAAAAGCATCCGCCACGTCGGGCGACCTTTGGCCGCGTCGCTTCATCTCGTCCTTGCTCTCAACCTTCAGCTTGCCCGTCGATAAATATTTATAACGGATGCCAGTAAGCTCGGCAATCAACGTGTCGTCGGATGGCATCTTAACGTCACGCGCCTCAAACCACTCCCGCGCCGCCCAAAACAGCTCGTCGCGCAACCTGTTAAACCGATCCTTCAAAGACGCAGTCTCAGACACGGATATGCCAACGGCGGGCATGTCCAGCTCCCTCAGCCGGTCAGCCAGCCCCGCGCCAAGCCCAATCGCATCAATATAAATAGCCTGCGGACGCATCGAATAAGGCACCGCGTCGTACTCGGAAAGCACAATCCCCGCCAGCTCCATCAGATCCTTATTCTGCCAAGTCTTAACCGGCTCAATCAGCACATTGCCCTGCCGTTTCGCCAGCGCGGACCTGTCCGAGCCAAAACGGGCAACGTCCAAACCCCAGACAACGGGGGTGGTGGGACCGGCCTCAACATCTCGCGTCACCGCATCCTCGACCAGATGCAGCGGCAAAAGCACGTCGTCGGATTGCGTCGGAAACTCACCTAAAACACGCACCTTGAACACATTGCTGGCGCTGCCATATTTCGCCGCCATGTCCTCAATAAACTTCGGATCCACATATTCACCCTCCTCGCATGACACAGTCACGCAGTTCCACTTATCTCGGTCGCTGTGGAATGCGTCGTAAAAGTACCCATCCGAGCGGGTGGGGTTACCACACATCAGGATTTTGGCGCCTGGGGTCGATAACGCACCAGACGCCGTCTCAAAAATTACGTTTGGCACACCAGACGCCTCCTCAACCACAAACAGCATGTGCGGCGAGTGAAAGCCCGCCAAGCTCTCTGGGTTCTCCCTGCGGCTGGTACGAGCCACGGCAAAACTGTCAGGCGCACCCTTCAGGGCAATCTTGTCCGACTTAAACTCCAGCAGATCCTTGAACGCGGGCGGCATGTTCCGCGCCCAGCGGTCTATCTCCGTCCACAATACGTCCGACAACTGGTGAGCCGAGTTCGCCGTCACGGCCACCTTGCAGGGATAGTGCGTCATTAGCCACCACAGCACGACCCAGCTTTCAAACGCAGTCTTGCCGACACCGTGGCCGGACTTGATAGCCACGCGGTCGTTACTGGCTATTGCGTCGAGTGCCTTGGCCTGCCACGCCTGAGGGGTTGCGCCTAGTACCTGCTCCACAAATAGAGTCGGATCTGCCCGTAGGGCGGCTATGGCCTCGACGGTCGCTTGGGTGTCGTTCATGCGTTACCTCCAAAGGGGGGGGTGGTGAGGGGTATATATTTTTATCGCTGCCCCCCGCGATATTTCGATGGGGGGGTGTTAACCGATTTTTGGTTAACTTTATACGTTTTTGCCATAAATGTCGCATAACGTTAATTATGCGCGGACGGTATTGTGTAAAATCAATCACTTAGTTGCCTGTGGATAACTTTTTGCCCTTTTTACGCTTGTTTGCCTGTTTATTAGGCAAATCAGAGTTAACTGAAATCTGGTTAACTTTGGTCGCGCGGGCGCGTAATCCGTCACTTGTGTTTTCTTTATGCTCTACTACATCTGCGTGCTTAATCTGCGCCGCATTGTTAACCTGCTGTAGCAGCTCAAGATAAGAACCTCCGGCCTCATGCGTAACGTCGACCTGCTGTTTATCTCCGTAAACTTTTGGCAACAGCCTAGCCGCAGTCCACTTGAAATTATCAGACACAAGTCTGGCAGCTTGCGGGTCAATCTCACCACTGAGTACGCGCCTGTTTATCTCGTCTAATTGATCTGCATAAATCATACCGCGAGACGCCAGCGCATTCATATATTTACGCTCAAAGTCCTTGTCATTGTGTATCTTGTTCCACGTTGTTCCCCAAGCTGGCATGTCCTTATCCTTACACACTGACTGACCAGCGCGTCCTGCGGTAACACGGGACAAGAACTCGACCCACACCTCATCAGGTAGCCTAGCACTCATCGTCAAACTCCATTTCTGTCCCATCATCCAAAGTCACTATCATTTTCTCTCTGTCATCAATCACCAGTAGAGGCTGCCTGCATTTGGAGCAGACGATAGACTGCATCCGCTCAAACACATAACCGTGCGTTTCTTGTCCACACCAATCACAGTCTACCGGCTCAGTAAAAAACTGCACAAAATGCCTGTCTCTTATGTTGACAACGTCACCCATCTCTGTCCATCAGCTCACCACCGCAGGCCAGATACCCACAACCATCAACCCAGTTATCCTCATTATCAGCATTGGACTTGATGCGTGCGATCTTTAACAGCGCCATCATCACGGCCACGTCCTCTGGGGTTACCATCACGTCCAGATGCACCGACCAGTAATCAGCAATGGTCGTAAAATTGTTCTCCATGTCACCGTGTTGGCTTGCACGCTCAACTGACACCTTTTGTTTCGCGTCGTCTAATACTTCAACCCTGTTCATTTTTATCCCCTATACCCTCATTAATTATTAAATTACAAACCAAGCACTCACGCCTGACCCTCACGTCACCATCCATTAGTTTTGTCATTAGGCTCTTGCACTTCGGACACCTGTCCTGCTCAAGCAGCCTTTGCCAGCTTCCATCACCTTCCTCAATCATCTATCGCCTCCGACGCTCCCTGACTAAACGGAACCTCAACACTAGCTATAGGCTCATACCCGCGCAATAGTTCTCTCGGCCATATGTCTATCTTCAATCCACCCTCTACCCGCTGCACGTTCACGGTCAGCGTCCGCACGTCAATCCACGTCGACGTACCAATCAGCAAATACTCACGATCCTTGAGTATGTCGTCACGCTCGACAATGTCAGAAGGGGATCTCGTCATTCAACTCCTCCTCAATTGGTGTGCGTACCTTTTCCACTACCGCACCCTCAAATACATGCTTCACCTCTTCAACCGGCTTGCTGGCCTCCCAGTCCTCCAGTATCCGGCCAATCTCATTGACAGAGTAAACCACCATTTCACGATTGTCTCGCTTTACCTTGCTCACCTCGTAATCTGTCGGCACGATTGCCAACACCCTGCCATCCGGCATGTTGCCCTCTATCCACTCACCCTTCAGCGGCTCGGCACCGGCTTCGACTGCCGCCCTCTCTAATGCGGCGACACCCTTTAGCGTCACCTCAACCTGATGCTCTACATCCTGCGCCTTATCGATAGCCGCATTGAGCCTGTCCATTTGCTGCTCAAATCTATTCCGCAGCTCCGTTGGCACTAACCACACCAACCTGTCCACACCCCACTTCTGCTCAACCTGAGAAACCCTGTCATCATACTTGTGCAGGCTCTGTTGCATCCGTCTCATCGCCCCATTACTTGGCGCATGATAAACCTTGTTTGGCTTCGGCTTACCTCGACCCTTTTTAACTGCCATTTCTGTCCTCCATTTTAGCCCGTCCGTCCGTCCGTCCGGATGTCCGTCCGGTTCCTAGTAAAAACCGGACAGGACGGACACCGTCCGCTTTGACCGGACACTGTCCGCCGGACACCGGACATTTTTCGATAACTACTTGTTATCATTAATAAGCCATACCTTGTTTTTGTCCGCCGCAACCAAACCAAGCTCAATTAACCCGTGTCTGGCGTCTCCGGCCCTCCGGCGGTCCAAATCTGGGCATTTTTGCCTGTGTTCCTCATGCCATAATGACGCCGCAACGACCTTGTTCCCGCTATCGATTATGACGTTTCTGAGTGCCTCCAGAGCGATCTGCTGATTAACTGAAAGCCCCTTTGCCTTCTTCTTTTTGACCGGCTGTTCGCCGTCGACCCGTGACAACACAACCGACGTTCCTTCAATAAGCGCAACCTCGGTCATCTCAAACACCTGCTCATCTGCTGGCTCTGCGTCCTTCTGTTTCTCGCAACGCATGTAAACTAGGTTCTCGTCCTTGCTGACCACCAGCGACGTATCAACAGCCCCCAGAAGGGCGCTGGAGCCGCGCATACCGCGTGTACTGTCCTTGCCGCTATGATGCACCCCGATAAACGCGCAACCGCAGTGTGCCTTGATACTATCCGCCGCAGAAACCCACAGGCCAAGCTCGGTGGCACTGTTCTCATCAGCCCCGACGAGTGATCTGGCGACGGTATCGCAGAACACGACCGACCAGCCCGTGCCAGCCTTGTCGATTGAACGCATCAGCTTTTCCACGTCTGCCTGTTCACGAAAATTCACGGCGATAGGCAAAACGTGAAGGTTCTTGTTATCGCGCACCTTGTTGTGTGCCTCCCACGCATTGAGGCGCTTGCCAAGGCCGCCAACGCCCTCACCGGCTATGTAAAGCACCTTGCCCT